TTTAATTGATTATTAATATAAACTACTGTATTATGTGTTTAAAAGATAAATTAAAATATTTTAATTTATGCTTTATATGCTTTAAATCCCTTATTAAGTTAATTATTGTTTAAAATCGTTTAATATATTAACTATTATTTAAAATATATGATTATTAATTAATTTCTTAATGATTATTTATAAAGGCGTCCCTCTATATATAACTATTAATTTATAAATTAACGATTATTTATTTTGTTTATTCTTCTTAAATTTAGACATTAAAATATTTTTTGAAAGTAATAAATCATTTTCAGTTAATTTGTTATCAACTTCATCATATATTTTAGGTTTGATAGTTTCAATCGGTTTAACGGGTTTTACTTCTGTAATAGTTTCAACTAGATTATTATGTTTTATAATAATAGTTATTGGATTCATTCCTACAATCAGTTTCGTATTAATATTTTGTTGTTTAATATTACCGTCTGCGTCATTCCATTCTAAAATAAATAACTCAACTCTAAATTTTCGTAATTGAATAAATCTGCATTTTACAATATCGCTATGAAATAAAAGGTTTACAATTTCGTCTTTTTTTATACTTTTAAAATAAGTTTCAACCGCTTCGCCGTCTGTTATATAAGTGTCTTCTATTGGTTCATTATTTTCAATAATTTCAATATTTGGGTCGTTTAAAGAACCAGTAATAATTGGTTCATCGTTAATTATAACATCTGTAATATTTGGCGTTGATACCGTATATGTTATTTGTTCCTGAACTAAACTTGTTTTTAATAATCCTTTATAATCGCAAACGTAACAAACGCATCTATTTTTAATACCACAATCAATACAGCAATTACCATCTGCACATTCTAATTTCTCGTATTCCAAATATTCAACCTTACAATCATAACAATAAAATTTATTATCTTCGTCATCGTCTCCAAAAATATCGTCAATAAGTTCTTGGTGAATCTGTTCTTCGTTTTTAATTTCTTCTTCTTCTTCTTCTTCTTCTTCAATTTCATATTCTTCGTTTGTTGGTTGTGCGTATTCCATATCTTGTCTACTATAATGTAATTGTGTTAATAATTCGTCTTCTGCTTGTTCGTCTTCGTCTAATTCTCTAATTTCAAAAATAATATTTTCGGGTTCATTTACAACCTCTTCTTTTACAATCTTTTCTTTTTTTTGTTTAACAACCTTTTCCTTAACAACTTTGGCTTTCTTTTCTTTTACAACCTTTTCTTTTACAATCTTTTCTTTTACAACCTTTTCTTTTACAACCTTGGGTTTCTTTTGTTTAACAACCTTATTTTTTTTGTCTTCCATCTTCATTTGTTTTAATTCCATTTTTTCATTTTTAATAACAACTCTTTGTTGTTTAATATTTTCAGTAATTCTTTTTTTAACAAGTTGTAAAAATTTAATTGAATTACTGAAAAATTTGGTATTAATAAATTCCATAACATTATTTGCTTCTATATCAAATAAGATGTCAAGTTTATTAATATCCTCAATTTTATTTAAAGCGTCTAAATTCATTTTTGTTTCGCGAGTGTTTGTAAGAGTATTCATTCTTTTATACATATACTATATATTATTTTTTTATATTGTTTTAAATATAATATATATATTAGTTTTAATATATTATATTTTCCTAAAGTTATTACAAAAAACCTAAAAACCTAAAAAACCTAAAGTTTGAAAACCCTCTATAAGAAAAAGGAACAACCAAAAAACTCTTTAAACTTTAGGTTTTTTAGGTTTTTAGGTTTTTATTTAAGTTTTCTTTTTTCTCATACTTCTTAACTTGCTCATATGCTCTCTCGCTTCAGCAGACCCTTTTAAAAATCTCGCCTTACGACTAAATCCCATACCAGCCGCTTTTCCTAAAGCATCACCTGCCTTTTGACCTGCATATTGACCTAGTGTATTACCAACAACAGTTCCTAAAATAGGGTTACCTGTTGCTCCTGTTACTAAAGCTGATGTTGTTTCTTGAATTACACCAGGAAGCACTTGATGGATTGCTACACTTCCAAGTTTTCGACCAAATTTTTCACTAGGACCGTCAGGACGAAACGCCTTTGCTACTCCATTACGACGAGGGTTTAATGCTCTTCCCATATCTTTTAAAATATTTCCTCCTTCCGAGTCGGCAATATCACATTTTTTTCTTCTCGGCATTTTAATATCAAAAGAGATATTATTTTTTAGTCCTGCTCCTTGTGTAATTTCGTTCATTTTTGCTCCTAAATCTGTTATACTATTACTAACCTTTCGTAATGTTGACAAATTCTCAAAAAGTGATTTCGTATCTTGTTTAACAAAAGAATAATCTTCTTCGTTTCCGATATTATTTGCTTGAAGAACTGCTAAAATAAAATCTTGACAATTATTATCCTTTGCTGAATAAGTGAAATATTTAGAACCCATCCTATTTTTTGCGTTATTTAATAAGGTGTTTAATGTTAAACCTTGTTGGATGTCTGGAATATCTTCTGTTTCCGTTTTTGGAGCGACCCGTATGACCGTATCCATATTAATTACTTCGTTTTTTTCCAATACTACCCTAACATTATTATTAAGCGTTAAAACTATCGATAAATGGAATAAAGTGTCATACGGTTTGTCTTCCATATTTTTATTCCAACCTCCTAATGAAACGGCATTTAGAGCAAAATTCAATATTGACTGTAAAGGGTTACGTCTTATAACTATAGACTTGATTTCTTGGTTTCCATATTTTTCAATTATATTCCTTACTTTTGGCGGGTAGTCATTTCGTCCATTAAAAACTGTTTTAATATATTTAAGTTTATTCATAATCCCTTTACCTTTTGATTTTGCTTCTTTTGATTTTGCTTCGTTTACTTTTTCTTGGTATATTTTTTCTTCGTCTATTGTTTTTTTAATTATATTAGATACTTTTATTTTATTTTTAGCGTTTAGATATTTTAATATAGTATTGTAATTATCTAACGTTAACACAGCAACTGAGTATGGGTTTATATTAGTTGTTAAACGTTTTAGACCCATTAATATAATGTAAAAAGCGTCTTCATTAGACCCCAAATATTTAAATAACTCATTTAAAAACGGAATGAATGCTATCAAACTAAGAACAATAACTGGTTGCTTTTTGTTAGTTAATGTCATAACTTTTTTTTCAATATCGTTATATACTTTAGGGTAAAATTGACCTAATAGTGTAGGAAGTTGTAATGTATCCCAATTATCATATATTTTTCGTTTCTTTTCGTTTTCTATTATTTTATTATTAGTAGAAGGTTCTTCTTTTGATTTTTCTTCTTTTTTAGGTTCTTCTTTTGATTTTTCTTCTTTTTTAGGTTCTTCTTTTTTAGGTTCTTCTTTTTTAGGAGCTTCTTTTGATTTTTCTTCGTCTTTTGCTTGTTTAATTATGTTATATGCTAATAGTTTATTTTTAGCATTTAGATATTTTAATATAGTGGAGTAATTATCTAACTCTAACATAGCGTCTGCGTCTGAGTTCATATTAGTTGTTAAATCTTTTAGACCATATAATATAACGTCAAGGGCGGTTTTATCAGACCCCAAATAATTAAATAACTCGTCAATAAATGGAAGGAATGATACCAAAATAGGAACAATAACTGGTTTCTCTTGGTCTGTTAATGTCGCAACTTTTTGTCCAATATTTTCATATACTTCAGGGTAAACTTGACTTAATAATACAGAAAGATATGGTGTATCCCAATTATCAAATAATTCTTGTTTCATTTCTTTTGTTGGTAATTTATTATTAGTAGGTTGTCGTTTTATTTCTTGGCTTTTTTTTTTAGGAAGTTCTTCTTTTATCGGTTCTTCTTTAATAGTCTGTTGAATTATTTCTGGACTTTTTTTTTTAGGAAGTTCATCTTTTATCGGTTCTTCTTTAATAGTCTGTTGAATTATTTCTGGACTTTTTTTTTTAGTTTTTTTTTGAGTTGGAGGTTCCATTTCTTCTTCGCTATTATAATTAATTTCTTTTTTGTGAAGTTTATTATATTCAACATTTTTTTGTAATACTTCCGGTCGTCCTCGAGTTTTAACATTTTTCAATTTTATAGTTGGTAATTCATTAACGGGTATTTTATGTGATGCGTATATTTCAGCAGTTTCAAAAGATTTGTCAATTAATTCTCTGTCCTTTTTCGAAAATAAAATCATAGGTATAGGAACGTCGATACCTTCTAAAAGAACCATATCTTTTACTGGTTTTCGTAATATTCTAATAGAAGGTTGTTTATTTCTTGTTGACAAATGTCTTTCTTGAGTTAATGGATTAACTAATTTATAGCCCCGTTTTGTTTTAACAGCCATAAACTCAGGCATTACTAGCGTTTCGCTTCCAAAAACTGGAACTTGAACTTCTCTAATAAAAGCGTCTTTTTTATCTTGTTGTATTCGTAGTTTTTCATCATTTTGTAATTTTTTTACAGGGTCAATTTTTCGTTTTTCTCGAATACTCGCCATATAGTCCCTTGCTTCTTGAGAACCTTTTACAAATTTCGGCATTATACATATACGTAATATTATTAATTCATCTAAATATTATTTAAATTATTAGTTGATGGCTGAAGTGTTAAACTTGGATGTGTTCTATCAAATTCAAACTCCTTTTCTTCTGTCTCCGTATCTCGTATGACTTTTATGCAACCGCAACTAATTTCCTTACATTTACTCTTATACGCCATACTAATTACTTTCAAAGAAAACCCCGTCATAATTGTTATGAATGAAATCCAAAATACATCATTAAACATTATATAATATATTGAGTTAATTTCTTTTTGGTCTAAATAATAATTCACCATAATAGTTTTGAAATAAACCACCCTTTCGTATAAGGTTGTTCTATATCTTTTTTATGACGAATATTATACAATCTTCGTCGTTCATCTGCGTATAATTTACCGTTTGTTTTCATATAATGTGGATAATCGCTATACCCTGATGCACCGCCTGAAAAGAGATATTTTTCATCTTTATTAAAAATATCAATCTTATATTTTGGATTATTACTTGGTTTAACAATTATGTTTAATTCTTTTGCTCTTTTTAAAGTATATTCGGTTATTTCATACATTTATATATAAATGTATAAAAAAATATGATAAATTGGGGTTTTATACGATTGGTCCCTGTAACAATTCCACTTCTTTATAGTAAATTTTAACACTTGATATACTATTAATTGCTAGTGCTTGAACATAAACAGGATTTTTAGTATTGTTTTGATAATTAATGCCTTCTGATGTCCCGTAATTATAACCGGTATATCCTATAAGACCATACCCCGGGTGAACACAAAATAATTCGTTTATATCATCTATTGAGTGACAGGCCCAAGTCCCTACAGGTGCTCCTAAAACCCCAGTTGGTAATGTACCACTTATATATGGTTGTTTTGTTTGGTTTCTTAAGTCAGGAATTGAGTAAGGCAATTCATAACTTATGTTAGAACTCATCAAAAACACCCCGACCTCTTTTCTTGTTAAATACGAAAAATTATTTCCTGTGTTATCTAAATCATTAATAGACCTCATCGGGGTAGGTATATATATACTGTTTGATGATGCCCCTATTGCGATTTGATTTGATAATGTAGCGGAAGACCCAGTTCCTAGGGCAAATTTACTATTATTTAAAGTGAAATTTGTGGTTGTTAATGTTGTTATCGTTTCTGCTCCTTGTGCTACTGGAAAATTTAAATATTCATTATTTTGGTCTTGATAAACGCTTGTATTAAAAATAGGTAACAGTTCATTTGGCGGATTGTATGCTACTCCTGACATTTATATAATATATAACTAGAAAATTATTTAATATTAAATTTATGCGGTTATTTCGGTATCATTATAAAATAATCTAGCACTCAATCCCAACCCTATACTCCCTGTCGCTATCACATACTGGGGTTGACCTGTAGTATTACGATAATTTATAACATTTACTGAAATATAGTTTATAGCAGTATACAATTTAATACCATAATTAGGCATAACGAGATATCCATCGTCAATACCTGATAAGTCAATTTTTCCGTATCCACCAAGTCCTCCTAAACCTCCTATGCCGTCAGTTGTAAAAACCACCCCAGGTGACCCATACAAAGAACCAAAAAAATTATTAAAATCAGGAACAGATTTAAACATAGGATACGCCCAAAAACCACCCGCGGAGCCATTAAACATATAGCAACCAGCATCTCGGGTCGTTAACAGAAGTGGATATGGACTTATTATGCTTTTTATAGGTGTTGGAATATATATTGTATTATTTGATGCTCCGATTGCTATTTGGTCTGAAAGGGTAGCTGATGACCCTGACCCAAGGGCAAATTTTGTGTTGTTTAAGGTGAAATTTGTGGTTGATAATGTTGTTATCGTCTCAGCACCCTGTGCTACTGGGTAATTGAGGTATTGATTATTATTATTATTATCTGTGGTATAAACGGTGCTATTAAAAATTGGTAATAGTTCATTTGGTGGAGGGTATGCTATTCCTAATCCTGACATTATATAATATATAACTAGAAATTTATTTTATATATAATTAGTATATAGAATGCCTCCAAAAAAGGAAAGTATACCATCTGGAAAAATTGAGAATATGTATAATAAAATACCAAGCGATATGCTTGATAAAGTAGATAATCCAAACTATAATCTTCATCACTTAAAAATACCATTTAGAATTTGTATTGTTGCTCCCTCTGGTTCTGGAAAAACGAATTTTTTAGTTAATCTATTATCCTTATTTAGTCATAACAAAGGAACATTTCAATCAATTAATATAATCACAAGAAACAAAGATGAACCCCTTTATAGATGGATACAATCTAAAACCGACCAAATCATTATTCAGGAGGGATTAGGAAATACTCCTAAACTTGATAATTTTGATAAAGAATTTAATCATTTAGTCGTATGGGACGATTTAGTGCTTTCTAAAGATTTGACTATGGTTGAAAATTATTATATTAGAGCAAGAAAACTAAATGTATCTGTTATTTTTATCAGTCAATCATTTTTTAAAATTCCTAAAATAATAAGAAATAATTGTTCGTATATGATATTGTTAAAACTATCTGGAAATAGAGAAGTTAATATTATTTTAAGTGAATTCGGTTTGGGTATTACAAAAGAACAACTAATTAAAATTTATGAATATGCAACCCAAGAGAAATTCAGTCCTTTGATTATTGATATGGAAGCAGATAAGAGTTCAAGATTTAGAAAAGGACTTGTCGACATAATTGATTATCATTTACTATAATTTATACTAATTCCTAAATATAGTTCTAAAAGTTCTAAAAGTTCTAAAAGTTAGAAAGTATTTCCCATATTTTCTCCGTATGAGTTAGTTTATAAAATTTAGAACTTTTAGAACTTTTAGAACTATATTAGGTTTTTAATATATATTATTCTATTGAGTATTTTGAATTAAAGTTGTTGACACAGCTGGACCGCCGTATAAATCGGTTGTTTATTTTATCGGACCCCCTAGGTTGTTAAAATTTTAACAACCTAGGGGGTCCGAAATACGGATTGAAAATTTCAATATTTTATAACTTTTTTGTAGTAGAATTTCCCCGTCGCCGTCTCAAGTTTCAGTTCAAAGTCTATATAAAATTTGCCAACGATTTGCCAACGATTCGACAACAACCTTTATATAGACTTTGGCGAGGGGGCGCGAGAAATTCTACTACAATTAACGCATATATCATTTAAAGCATTTGATAATGTTGGATGTGCGTTATTATTATTTCTATTTAATAATGGTCGAGCAAATACCCGCCCAGAAAAATAATCTACAGCTGTTAAGATATATTTATTTTGACCGTTTACCGTTGGATTATAATATGCTTCCATATCAATTAAATCAATACCCCATCTTTCATTACAAACCTTACTCGTTATAGGTTTATTTACTAATTTGTGTGGAACTCTTCCAACGATATAATCTCCCTGTTTTTTTAAAAACGAATCTGTCATTTGCTTTGGAATATTTAAATACGATAATGTTATTTGGTGATAAAAAGAACCTAACCCCACTCCTAAACCCCTTCGAATATCATCATATATTTCTTGTATTTTTTCAACTCTATTAATAGGTTTTATAACTTCTAAATTAATATTTTCATTTGGATTATAATATAGCTTGTTATCTCTAACTTGAAACCCGCTTTCATCTCCAAATTTTTTATTATATCCCGTTCTTTGCCTTGCAGTCAGTCCATCTGGAAGTATACCATCATTTATAAAATTAATAATATTATCTATTCCATTCTCCGTTTTAAAATCTAAATAATGATTGAACTTTTTCAATTGTTGAGTATTCATATAATTAATTTATATTTTATTAATATGTGATAAATATAAAAAACCTAAAAACCTAAAAAACCTAAAGTTTAAAGAGTTTTTTGGTTGGTATTTTTCCTATAGAGGGTTTTCAAACTTTAGGTTTTTTAGGTTTTTAGGTTTTTTTTTAGGTTTTTAAGGTTTTAATATATATTATTCTATTTAGGGCAATTTAATATATAACTTACAATAAAAAAGATATAAAAAGAAATTATAATATTTACTTATAATATAATGGAAACTCCAAAAATAAAAGTCAGACAAACTGCTGAAGAACGAATTGAAAAGCAACGAAAATATATGAGGGATTATAAACGAAAGAAATACGCTGAAAATAGCGATATTAAAGATATGAATAAAACCTATTATTACAAATATAAATTTAATGTTCCAGATGAAGATATAAAACGATACGGGGTTTTACTACCAAGTATATATAAAATCAAAAAGGAGTTAGATAGTTTAAAGACAAATAATCCTGATATTTTAAGAGAATTAATATTTTCATATTTAGAAGAAAATTCTATAAAAGAATTGTCGACAAATATTTAGGAAGTTTAGGAGTTTTATAAAATAATATATATAATATTTTAAATATATATTATTATAAAATAAACAATATAAAGAAATATTATTATATTTACATATAATATAGAATGATGAACCAACCAAGAGATTTAAACGAATTTTTAGCAATATACAATTCTAAAAACCGAGGAAAAGATGAACCTATAACTCACACCAGAATACCAGACAAAGATTTAAAAATATATGGTGGTTCTTATTCAATACCCGAAGATAAGATAGACTTATTTTATAAGTTATATTATGATTATGTTATTATTAATGGAAATCTAGAATATTTAACAGAAGTCCAATCATCAGACGCCGATACTATGGCGATTGATTATGATTTTAGATATTCCTACGATATAGCAGAACGACAACATACAGATGATGATATTATTGAAATTATAAATAAATATACAGAAATATTAAAATCTATTTATACTTTTGATAATAACACAAGTTTTAATATTTACGCTTTTGAAAAACCCACAGTAAATAGATTAGAAGATAAAACGTTAACAAAAGATGGAATTCATTTCGTTTTTGGTATAAAAATACCTCATATAATCCAATTAATTATACGGGAAAAAATGTTAGATGAAATACCTTCATTTTTGAATATTCCATTAACAAATCTTTGGATTACTGTTTTAGATGAAGGAATTAGCAAGGGACGCACCAACTGGCAAGTATTTGGGTCAAGAAAACCGGGTAATCAATCATATCAATTAGTAAATGCTTTTAAAATGACGTTTGACGAAACCGATAGGGAATTTATGATGAATGAATTGGAAATAACGGAAATGTCATTAGAATTATTTAAATCGTTTTCAGTTCAATATAAGGGAAACCCGAGTTATCCTTTAAATAAAGAATATGAATCTATTTATGAAAAAAAAGTTAATGCTTCTAAAATAAAGAAACCAGTTCCTAAAATAAGAATTACTGCAAAAAAAGAAGAAACAGACGAAACCGAAACGGAGGTTCAAAATATAGAAGATGACCCTAATGATGTTAAAAATAAAATTGAGTTTCTTTTAGATAGTGGGTTTTTAGATGAGATTGAGAAACAACACAATCATTTAGACTTTTTAAAAATAAAAGGCGGTTTATATACCTTATGCGGTCAAGAAGGGTTAAACCTTTTTTTAAAAATGGCGGAAGCACATAGCACAGATTATAACGAAAAAAATGAAACAAAACGTTATGAAGACGAAGCAAAAAATAAAATCCCTATACCTTACCAAATTATTTTTAAAGTTTTTAATGAATGGAACGCCGATTTATTTAAAAGTCTAAATATTGAATGGATAAAAAAGAATACAAAATATATTACTTTGGATTGTATAAAAGACAGTTTTTCAACCGCGAAATTAATAGCACCAACACTAAAAAAGAAGCTAGTTTTTACGAATGATGTTTGGTATTTTTATGACGAAGCAACGTATAAATGGAATAAATCAAAATCTCCAACATATACAATTACAACAGAAATAAGAGAATATATTTTTGGGGGGATTAATTCAATTAATTATAAAATTCAAAAGTTACGAAAAGAACAACCCACAAAAGAACGAGACGACGAAGAAAAGAATTTAATGGATAGTATGCGAAGTTATACGAATTCATATAAAGATATAAACCAACCTTCATATCTAGGAAACATTAAAGAAAATTTAAAAACATTATTAGCAGATAATGCATTTATAAATAAATTAGATAAATCACTTTATAGAATAGTTTATAAAAATGGGATTTTGAATTTAAAAACTATGGAATTTAGACAAGGTTTAAAATATAGCGATTTTATTACGAAAACGCTTGATTTTAATTATAAAGAACCGACTACAGATGATGTAGATTTTGTAAGAAAGGAACTAAAAAAAATATGTAATAATAACGAAACACATTTAGAATATTATCTATCTATATTAGGTTATTGTTTTACTGGTGATAGTAGTAAAGAAACGAAATTTTGGTATTTTAGAGGACAGACCGCATCAAATGGAAAATCCTTTGTTTTTGAAACATTAGAAAAAATACTTCCTATTTATGTTTTAAAAGCAAATAGCGATTGTTTAGATAAGGGGGCAGATTTGAGAAAAGAAGTTGACAGTTGGAGAGGTATTTTATTATTATGGTTAAACGAAATTTCTACAAAAGAAAAAAATGAAGAACTAGTTAAAGCATTATGCGATGGAACAGATTATAAATATAATAAGTTATACGCAGAAACCGCTCCAAAAATGCCTATCAACTTTAAATTAATAGGAGTTAGTAATCATTCGTTAGTTATTGAAGGAGATGCAGGAGTTGTTAGACGGTTTGATTTATGCCAAATGAACTCTCAATTTAAAGAAGAATATAAAGAAGATAATTATGAGAAATTACAATTTAAAATGGATAAAAATTTAAGTTCTAAATTTCAAGGGGAATATAGAGACGCATTATTAAATTTAATATTTAGTTATTCAAAAAAATACTTTGAAAACGGATGTTTATCCCCTGTTCCTATTGAATGGTTAAAAGAAAAAGAAGAAGCAGTTGAAGATTTAAACAAATTTGAAAACTGGTTTTATGATAACTATCAAATTATTGAAGGCGGATCTACTTCAAAAAAGAGTTTAGATGAAGAAATATCTCACACTTCGTTTAAAAATAAAAAAATTAATTTAAAAGACGAATTGAAAAGAATGAAAATACCTTTTAAATATAATAGTCAAGAACAGGTATATATAAATGGTGTAAGACATAAGGGAGTTTATTATGGGTTTAAAAAAATAGAAGAAAATGGCGAAGAAGATAAAAAAGAATAATCAATAAATCTAAAATAATTTTATTAAAAAAAATAATATTATTTATACTAAAAACCTAAAAAAAACCTAAAAACCTAAAAAACCTAAAGTTTGAAAACCCTCTATAGGAAAAATACCAATCAAAAAACTCTTTGAACTTTAGGTTTTTTAGGTTTTTAGGTTTTTCTATAAACTATTTTTTTTATCAAATACTTATTCTATTTAGGGAAATTAATATAATAGTTAACTCTTTATAAATAAAATATTTGGATATATTATAATGGGTCAATATACTTTTGATACTTTTGAAGAGTTAAACCAAATGAAAGAAAAGATAATGAAAGTGAAAGTGATTATTTTAGACAAGATGGGTAAACACCCTTTGGAAAATCCAACCTATTTTAAACATTCAGTTAAATCCAAACTAATTAAAGAAATTGAAGAATATTTAGAATCAAAAACAGACGAAGAAATAACCCAAGAATTTAACGATATTTGCAACGAAAAGTTGTTTGATGGGGAGTGTGATGTTTCTAATTATCCAGTTTATGATTTAGCAAAAGTATAATTTTTTATTTAATATATTTCAATACCTATTTATCATAATATATTATAATATTGTCTATAATATATAATGTCAGGTTTTCCCGTAAACACAAAACTAGACCAAGCAAGATTTAGGAAGCAGTATTTAGATACTTTAGCACTACAAATCAAAAATAACGACCTTAATTATAACGCTAATAAACTTTATAAAAAGACAGGACTACCGCAACAACCAACCGACGAAAGAAGCCAAGAGGATAAATACAGGGATATTCAAGGATTGAAACAATCTCTTAACTCTCAGTTATTAACACTAATGGATGGAGCAAACGCACAAGCAGTTTTAAATCAATTAAACGACAACGATATTATATTTTTAGGGAATGCTTTTCCAAAATTATATAAAGATTTAAAACCAACATATGCTTTAGGTGTTCCATCGTATATCTTTGTAGATTATTTAAATAGATACGGCAGAGCACAATCTCGTAATATGGGATTAGATGATGGAACTTTACAAGATAGACAATCAAGTAATATTCAACTAATTTTACAGAAAATGATAGGTCAACAAGAAGTCCAGCAATTAGCAGATGATATCAAAAACTTAAATTTAAGTTCTTATTCAAATTTAAAAAATGAAATTCTAACTGAATTACAAAAAGTTAATAAACAAATTCCTTCAAAAGAGGAGATTTTAAATCTTTTAAAAATCAATAGTGATATTTCAAAAGAAGAAATAACTAATATTTTACTTGAAGCAATAGGAGATTTACCAACAAAGGACCAACTAAATAATCAATATAATGAATTATTAGATGCAGTTAGACAACAAGACCCAGACGATATCTATAGAATGTTAAAAATTATTTTAGATAGTGTAACAAGTATTGACCGAGGATTAGGAGGAGAATTTGATGATATACGAGAAATGATAGACAACCAATCTTTAGAAACATCGGCACAATCCACAGAATTAAAAAAACAAATCAACTCATCACAAAACGAAATATTAACTAAAATGGATATTAATAATACAGGCATTCAAGAGGAATTTGATTATCAAAACGGGTTTATTCGTAAGATGCTTACAAAAGAAGACCTTAAAGGTATTGAAGACGAAATTTTAGGAGATAAAACCGCTTCTAGTGGATTACGAAACTCTGTTTTACGAGAAATTAAAGACTTAGGAGATTTGCTTTATTCTGCAGAAGAAATAAACAATATGTCAATAAATAATTTGTCAGAAAATACACAAAACCAACTTAATGTTTTATTTAATGCTGTTGAAAATGAGCTCCCAACAATTACTCAATTAGACGATGTTATAGAGCATCTTAACGACGCAACACAGCAAAGAGACCGAGATATGGCGGATAATATTTTAAAAGAATTAGGTCAAAGAATTAGCGATATTGCTGATATTACAAGAAATGATTTACAAGATATTAAACAAATAATGGAGAGTAATAAAAATGAATTAAGAATGGCGATAGACCAAAAAGCAACATTTAAAACAACTGATGAATTGCGTTCTTTAACTATGGATGTAATTCATTCTTATATGCGAAAATTACTATTAATTCCAGAACTAGAACCAATTATGCTTCAAACCCTAACAAAATCAGAATGGACTAAAGGAACAAAAGCGAATATTTTACAAAATTATAATTTAATTGAAGATGCTGTAAGGGAATATACCACCCCTCCAAGTTTGACAGTAGCAAATCCAATTACAGATTATATGGTTGCGGAAGTAGAATCCAATCAACAACAACAAGAACAACCTAAAGAAGGAAAGGGTTTTAAAATGCGAGGCAGAGGACTATGTAGTAAAAAGAGACCTAGTAATTGTTTAACTTTTGAGGATATAGATTATAAAAAAGGCGTAACTGTTAAACCTCGGTTTATTCCCCTTGGAAAGTATATAATTAATAAAAAGAGACTAGACGATAATGTTGTTTCTGTTAAAACAAGAATGGGTGGACAATTAGCAAATTTTAAATCAACCCGAGTTTCTTCAAAATTAGGAAATGTTATAAGAACGATATTAGGTAATGGAATACCAAGTTATAACGATATTGATGAGTTAGACTCAAACGAAAAAGAATATTTATACAAATTAGCGAAATCAAGCGATATACTCGATCGCTTAAATATACCTGCACCAAACCGTAAAGAACAGGAGAAAGAAATTAATGAGTTTGAGATTATGAGGGGCGAGATTATGTCGGGTAATGATAATATACAACTGATTAAAAAATTTAAAATATCTTTATTAAAACTTATCAAGAAAGGACTAATACCAAAATCTCAAAGTAACGAGATACTTTTAGAATTAATTTCATTAGGTTATTAATTGTTATGTTTAGCACAAATAAATAAAAATATCTTATAATATATAAATGAGGACTATATGCTTAACATCTCAAAATTTAGTAGCAGACGGACAAAATAACAAACTGGTTTATAATTTCCCTAATTCAGTTCAGTTTAAAGACAATTACATTTCTGTATCAAGTGTTTCAATTTATTATAGTTGGTTTAATATATCATCACTATTAGCAAATAATACTTTTCAATATACTTGGGTAGCATTAGCGGTTACAACAACATATACGGTAACAATACCAGATGGTATGTATGAGGTTTCAAGTTTAAATTCGTATTTACAGAGTGTTATGGTTAATAACGGTCATTATTTAGTTAATTCAGTAGGTCAAAATGTATATTATTTAGAATTTTTAGTAAATCCATCAAGATATGCAGTTCAAATAAATACATTTCAGGTTCCAGTTCTCCTTCCAACCGGTTATACAAATCCGTCAGGTTTAGTTTTTCCAAGTCAAACATTTAATCCAAGATTTATATGCACTGCTAATTTCGGTTCATTACTCGGGTTTCCAACAGGATTATCAACTAATGCTAATACGGCAAATGCGTATAATCCTCCAACAGCAACCATTAATTATATCAGTAAAAATTCACTAGCAACATTATCATATATATCAACACAAAGTCCAAATTTACAACCAAATTCAACAGTTTTAGTTTCTTGTAGTGGAGTATCAAACCCATATGCTAATCCATCAACAATAATATATTCATTCACCTCAAATGTAGGAGTGGGACAAATTATTAATGAAAAACCGCCAACATTTATGTTTAATAAATTGATAGATGGAACATATAGTCAATTACGCATTACTCTTTTAGGAAGTAGTAATCTACAACCGCTACAAATTCAAGATCCATCAATAAATATTATTTTAGTAATTGCCGATAAGGACGAACTTTAGAAATTATTATATAATCTTAATATATGTTTAATAATATAACAGAAGAATATTTAAATGCCCTTTACGATAATTTGCATAGAGAACAAATGAGTATTATGAACTCTATTAAGTCGTCGAATAATGAATTAAAACAAGATAAGGACAATCAAAAACAGATTACATTAATAAATACATTAATGATTAATACTTTAAGATTAAGGAACTTAAAAAAGCAGATTTTAGAAAAAAATAATATGTAAGTATTACATAATGGGACCAAGAATATACTCAACATATTTGCCGATGATGGATCATAAAATGAATATCTCATCAAGATTAAGAGGTGTTAAAAAGGGCGGTTCTATTCTATTAAGTAGAGGTGGACCTGGTGGAGGTTCAAGTTATAGTTCTTTAGAAGAATATAATAATACGAACGGATTTAATTCAAAAGGAAAAGGTTTAGGCAATTTAGTTTCTAGATTACAAAATTTATCAGTCCGCCAAATTAAAAAACCCAAAAATATAAACTTTTCTATTTAGGGAATTTAGAGCAATTATATATAATTTTTATCTTTAGATTATATATAATAATGAGTTGTGACCGCCTAATTTTAGATTTATCACAAGAAGTTGACGGAAGTCCAAATATTTTTGTTAAAAAAGATTGGATTACTATTTTAGACAATCAAAATCAAAATTACAATTCAAATCAGTCGGTTGTAGATACTTCCCAACTATCAAATTCAAATAAATATATGTCTTATAGAGAAGGTTATTTTTTAATGCCTCTTCTGTTAACCTTATCATCTAATAACGCTACCTCTTCAATTCTCGCTATTGATTTAGCACCAAATACTACTGCTACCAGTTGTGATTATGCTATTGGTCTTAAGAGTTGGTTCGGTAATATGATACATTCATTCACAGTTGATTATCAAGGGTCAACCGTCATACAAGCAACAAGTTTCGTTAATATGTGGAATTGCTTTAGACTATTAACAAGTTTATCATATAATGACTTAATAACCATAGGGTCAACAATTGGTTTTTATCCAGACGACCCTCTCAGTTTCGGGTTTAATACCTCCGCTACTGTATCAGGTCAAGGAACTTGTAATAATTCAAATCTTGTGACCTCATCTCAAGGTATAGTATCAGTTCAAATTTTTAATCAATATAATTCAGCAGGCGGAAACATCGGGTTTCAAAAAAGACAACAATATGTTAATTATGACGATGGTGCAGTTTGTGGTAATACAACCTTTTCAAATCAATTTACTACCTCACAATGCCAGAATCTTTGGAAGTCGTATGTGAGCAAAAAGGTAAATGCTGTTGCCGCTACTTCTCAAGGTATATGGCAGTGTTCTATTATGGCAACAATATATTTAAAGCATTTGCACTCATTCTTTCAATCAATGCCCTTATTAAAAGGTGCTTTTATGAAAATGACTATGAATCTAAATAATTGTTCGTCTTATGTATCAAAATCAACCGCTGGTGCTATGACTATTACACAGGTAAATAATGCTGTTGGTGGGGTCAACCCTCTTATGATAGCAAGTGGAGCAACTGGTAGTGGTGGTGAAAAAGCGGTTGGTTCATCATCTACACCTTCTGCGACCGTCTTATTTATTGCGAATGTATCGGTTGGAGCAAATGTAATAGATAGTGTTTTGAATTCAAACGGAACCGTTTATCCAGTCGGTTCAGGAACTCTTGGTCGTTCCGTTCAGTTGTTCGTTCCATCTTATACATTTAATCCTGCTTACGAAAACGCTTATATTTCAAGTCCGATTAAAACAATTAATTATACGGATATTTATCAATACCAGATTTTAAATATTTCCGCAGGGGGTGTAATAAACAACCTTGTAACGAACGGCACAGCAGGTCTTAAATCAGTTTTAATACTTCCCTTTTACTCATCAACGGCAGGCAGTAGCACAACTGGTATTCCAACGGGTATCCCAGTATATCAATCGCCATTTGACCCTGCAGGTTGTGGACCAACATCTCCGCTTGCCCTATTAACAAACTTTAATGTTGTAATTTCCGGACAGAATGCTATTTATTCAAACATAAGATATAATAGTGAAATTTTTAACAATCAGGTATTAGGAGCAAACGCAGTGAACGGTGGACTGACTGATGGTCTTACTAGTTCATTATTCAATTCTCTCGGTTTTGATATGGGTTACTGTTATTATTATGTAGATGTTTCAAGAATGCTTCCAGTTGAAGTTTCAGTCCCAAAATCGGTTCAAATTATTGGAACCAACGCATCAGCAAAAGCATTAGACCTTTTTGTGTTTTTAGAATATTCTCAAAGTATTCAAGTAGACGTTCTTTCTTCCGCTAGAGTTTAAATTATTAGTATTCAAAAAAATAAAATGTAAATAACAACTAAATATAATTTATTTAGGCGTTATTTTTTGTTAAGCAAACTCCATTATTTTTTTCTTATCTAAATATATAATGTCGCTAATTCATATAGACGCATCACCAAAGCAACTTTCAAGATTACGCAACGGTCATAATGTAAGAATTAAACGAATGATAAACGGTGAAGGATTTAATCTTTTTGTAATGGATCCAACTAAATATAGACACATTACACAAACCTTCGCTAGAGACAAAGGCGTAAATATTCAACTTTCACCCGAGGAGATAGAACAAAATAAAAATTTAACTCCAGAATATCATCAAGAAGTAAAAGCACAAAATCCGGATATGTCAGGAAGCGGTATTTTTGGGAAAAAATTTGACCGTTTTGTTAGACGAACAATTGGAAAAAAGGCAAAACGCCAGCTATACAACGCAACAAAGGTTTTAAAACCGTATTTAAAACGAGGATTGGACGAATTGGAAAAAATAGCACCTGAACTTGGAGCAAGTGCTTTATCAAGTCTAGCATTAATGAGCGGAAACCCAGAATTAATTCCGTTAGCATCTAAAGCGGGAGAACAACTTGGGTCTCGATTAGGGCATATGGGAGCAAAAGAAGGCAAACGATTTCTAGATGGTGGAAATAAACACCCTAGACATAACCCCCGAGATTTACAAATGTTAAATAGAGAATTGGGAACTAATTACGATTACTTACGAAATTCTGCTTTAGAAACTGCAAGAGCAAATCAGCAATCCGCTGATATGATGCCTAATACAAATTATGACAGCGAGATGGTTTTAGGGTCTGGATTATATGCTGGTGGAAATTTAAGAAATAGAAAATCCAGATATGATTTAGGAATGAATGGCGGTATGCTTTATAAAAGCCATTCTGCTTTAATATCTCAACCAGCGGGAGCTCACTTTCAATTTTCCAAAACATTACCTCCACAATTTCAAAAATATCATATTGGAATAGGTTCTGGATTATATCTTTAATTTAGGATTAACTTTAAAATTAATTTCTTGATTAAATATATAATGTTAACAGACATACAACTAACTAAACTATGTGACAAAATGGGAATCCCTTTAGAACTGATTTGTTTCAAAGACGAAATACCGAAAAAACTCAAATACAATAAATCATATATTATTAATTTAGAAGATAGTCTAGACGAAAATGGTGACGAAAATGAAGGGACCCACTGGACTTGTCTACAAATAAACAAATATTCTAATGGTAAGGTAGAACCTTTTTATTTTGATAGTTATGGAGCACCTCCCCCTGAAATAATAAAAAAAAGTGTTTTGGATACTTGCGGACAAAAACTACCATTTAATACAAAAGATATTCAATCTTTAATGAATAGTGCTTGCGGGTATTACTGTGTTGCTCTATTACATTTTATTAATGAATGTCCTTATAGATGTAATGATTTATATAATGATGTTGAAACTTTTTTATCTATGTTTGATGATCTCAATAAAAGTGCCGACTGGAAAAAAAACGAATATATTCTTAAAATGTTTTTTCAACCAAAAGACCCAGCATTACGAAAAGAAATTGATATTGATAGTATTGTTACGGAAGATAGCGGAAGAGGTATAGATTTAACAGAAGTTCCTATTAATGTTAATTATGTTTAGTTTTTAGTTTTTCATAAATAAGATTATGTCTTATTTCAAAATTCTTAAGTTGTAGTTCAAAATTTTTAGTGTGTTCCTCCATCATTTTTTTTGAATTATAAAAATGATAAAATCCAAAAGTAAAAACATAAAATATATTCATTATAATATTTGAATATATTTTAATATAAGTTATATATAAGTATGAAAGATGAAGTTTATTTATTCCACCAGACCCCTAATGAATTAGCAGAAAAATTGATTAAATTTGTTCCACTTGTTGACAACGATTGTATATTAGAACCTTTTAAAGGCGAGGGTGCTTTTTATAACAATTTCCCACAATTTACAAAAAATAACTGGTGTGAAATTGAAGAAGGTATTGATTTTAAAGATTTTGACTATGATAAAAATAAAATAGATTGGGTTATTTCAAATCCACCGTTTCGGCTTGAAACTCCAGATAAAAAAAGAACAAACTCGTTTTATTACATTTTAGATTTCTTTTTAACAAGAGTAAACAAAGGAATTGCTTTTTTAGGTAATGATTATTGTCTTGGTTCATTAACGCCAAAACGAATAAATGACCTAAATAACAAAGGGTTTTATATTAATAAAATTTTTGTTTGTAATGTTAGGAAATGGAGAGGAAGATATTACTTTATAATTATAAGTAAAACAAAAACAGATTTTTATAACTGTATCGATGGATATTATTAAATTTTATTATTGTCTTTCATTTGTAATAACGCAACTTGTTTTTTAGCGTTTAATAATGTTGTAGCGTAAGAATGATATATTCCATTATCAAAATTTTTTATAGAATATACCGGTTTATTTCGTATTTTTCGTATTATATAAGGCATTATATATTATGAAAATATTTTAATCTAACTTGATATAGGTTTTCGCCATATTTCCAGCGTTGCTTCCCATTTCTGTCATCGCTTTATCTAATTTATTCTGTTGTTCGCTATGATTTGCGAACTTATCTGTTAAATATGTGTGCCTCATCTGATTTACCGATATCCTCCTATTACCAAAAATACGATTAAATCGTTGATTAATTTTAACGCTTGATAAAGGATTCATATTACTATCAAATAATAAATATTCGGTCGGGTTTACTTTAATCCATTTACTTATAATATTTTTTAGTTGAACTGGAATATCTACTTCTTGTCGTCCGTAAGTTTTTGCAGTCTTATAACTATTAAAAACGAATTTGTTTTTTTCCATATAGTTATTTTTTTCTTTATCAATATTTTTTATTTTAAAATCGCAATAATCTAAAGACCGACGGGGTGGTATTAATAGACCAGATGATACAGATAAAATAATAAAATTTTGTATTTCTTGTAAATCTGCGGGTGTAAGTTGTTTCTTTTTATAAAGTAAATCTGCCGTCTTCTTTAATTCGTCGTATATTTGTTTTACCTGTGAAGTATCAACCCAGTTCTCTTGCTGGGATGGAGTTTTCTCTTGTTTGTTAATATCGGCGTTATATTCTCTTACATCACTAAGCATTAAATCCCTATACGGTTTTTTATCCGTTATGATTACTAAAGCGGATAGAATAGTTTTCCTTTTATTTGGCGGAATATCCTTTAAAAATTTTAGAGTTTCATCTATATGATTATCAAACATATCTAAATCTATGTCCTTATCTTTCCCAAATACCTTTTGAAATAAGTTTTTTAAAATTGATGAGTAAGTTGTCACACTTGATCCAGAGAGACTTTCCCGTTTATGCTTAACGTATTCTTTGACTTTATCCATTATATAATTAATTTATATTTTAAATTTCTAAATATAAATCAATTGTTTCGCTAAAGATTAATCTAATGAAATTAATAAATCGCAGGGGATTAAAAAGTGAGGTGTTGGTCTGTCGTATTTTCCTAAACGGGTCGTTGATATGTCGCATCGTTGAAAAGTATAAAATAATTCTTTATCATATTCAATATAAAAACAACCATCCGTAAATTGAAACAGATAAACCTGTTTTGTTTCATCGTTTATTTTATGAACTGGAATAATTGTTGTTGGATAATGCCCCTTCTTAACTCGTCTTGATTTTAATTCAAATTGAATTTTATTTGTTAATCCTTCAAAATCATATTTGCAAAATCCATCATTATATAATTCTTTTGTATTTTTAATATCTTCTTCGCTAAATAACTCACAAAGTTTAGATTTATATTTGTTTAAAAATTCAGTTTCTTTTTGTAATCCATAACTCATATCATTATTAAAACTTCTCATATATTAATATACATATATTATAAATTAATGTATATTAAACGAATGTTAAGTTTGCCCTAAATAGTTGTATTATTAAATAAATATTAATAGTTTATATTAATAATCAACGATTTAATTGATTATTAATATAAACTACTGTATTATGTGTTTAAAAGATAAATTAAAATATTTTAATTTATGCTTTATATGCTTTAAATCCCTTATTAAGTTAATTATTGTTTAAAATCGTTTAATATA